AGCAAAGAAAACCGCAGTTGCGGCTAAACCAGCTACTCCAGCACCACAGGCAGCAGATCCAACGGCAGCAGCTCCAGGGACTCCAGCAGCCGCAACATCAGTCGATGCAGCTAAACAAGCTGGCGCAGATATGAACAAGGAACCAGCACCGGCACCAGCACCAGCAGTAAATAATGGTCCGTGGCCAGCAGGTAGTCCACAAGCCGATGCATATTCTAAAATGAGTCCAGAAGATCAGAAATTTTTTGCAAGTGGCGCTGATCCTACAGATCAATTTATTCTTGCTCGTGCTCCTAATGGTGGGAAACCTGCAGCAGCTCCTGCAACCGGTCAAGGCGCAAGCCCAGCACCCGCTGCCGGAGCAACTCAAGATATGGGAGATGGCAGTAAAATTACTACAGGTCCCAATGGACAAGTTGCAAGTACTGATAGCGACGGTAATCCGTATGTTGCAGGATCAAATCCAAACTTACCAAAAAATAAAATGGCTGCGCAAGGTATGGCTGCCGCATCAGCACCGCAAGCTGGCGGCAATGGTACATGGTCTGCTGAAAGTATTGGTGAAAGTACTACTTTCCAAAACGACGAATTAAATAGAATTGTTAGTTTAGTACAGTATCGTTAATCGAGTAACATAGTCACATTTAGAGCAAGATTCTTCTTGCTCTGCTAAATAAAAGCGTATACAATAACATGTATGCGCTTTTTGTTTAGAGGGTTCTAAGCAAATATAGGCAAAAAAGTAAGTAGTACAAAGGCTAACAATAGGAGAAATATTATGGCAACTTTGGCAGAAATTCGGGCAAAACTAAAATCTTCTGAATCAAAAGGTTCAGACAACAATAGAACAGGTGGTGATAATTCAATTTACCCATTCTGGAATCTCAAAGAAGGCGGCGAATCTACACTTAGATTCTTACCAGATGGTAACGCTGATAACACTTTTTTCTGGGTAGAACGTGCAATGATCAAATTGCCTTTCGCTGGAATCAAAGGTGAAAGTGAATCAAAACAAATTACAGTACAGGTACCATGCGTAGAAATGTATGGCGACACATGTCCTATTCTTTCAGAAGTACGTGGATGGTTTAAAGATCCAGCATTGGAAGATATGGGTCGTAAGTATTGGAAGAAACGTAGTTATATTTTCCAAGGATTCGTTGCAGAAGACGGCCTCCAAGAAAAAGATACTCCAGAAAATCCAATCCGTCGTTTCATTATCGGTCCACAGATTTTCCAATCAATTCGTGCGGCTTTGGTCGATCCAGAATTGGAAGATTTGCCAACTGACTATGTACACGGTTTAGACTATCGTATGAAGAAAACATCAAAAGGTGGTTATGCTGACTACTCAACATCAAGTTGGGCACGTCGTGAGCGTCCATTAAATGATGTAGAACAGGCTGCTGTTAAACAGTATGGCTTGTTTAACTTAAACGATTTCCTACCTAAGAAACCAGGTGAAGTAGAACTTAAGGTCATGAAGGAAATGTTTGAAGCTTCAGTTGATGGCGAACCATATGATATGGAACGTTGGGGTCAATATTTCAAACCAGCTGGTATGAGCCAAAATACAGGTGATCCTAATAAATCTGCCGCTCCTAAGGCAGCACCTGCTCCAGCAACATCATATGATGATGCAGAGGACGACACTCCAGTAGCCAAGGCAGCACCTGCAGCCAAAGCTGAAGTTAGTGAAGATGCACCTGCAGGCGGCGATAGTCGTGCGCAAGACATCTTGGCAATGATTCGCAATCGTCAGAAGTAATACACGGGTAAGGGACTTAGGTCCCTTACAATCATTTAGGAGAAACTCAAAATGAACGAACGAATTCGACAACTTGCCCTTGATGCTGGTATAGGATTTACCTTATGGGACGATAGTGGCAGAGAAATGATAGACAACTATACTCCTGAGGAAGATTTAGCCAAGTTCGCCGAGTTGATTGTAAAGGAATGTGCTCATGTTGCCCTAATGAGTAACGGAAACAATCTACACGTTTGCGAGTTGATTAAACAACATTTTGGAGTTGAATAATGAACTTGAAAGGCCCTAGAGCTGAAGCAATAGCTAAGGGTGAGCTTACTTATTTTACAGGTAAGCCTTGTAAGCACGGACATTTATCTCCTAGACAGACATCTAATAGTATTTGTATCCAATGCGGCAAAGAGATTTATATGCCAAAGGATAGAGAAAATTATAGATATAAAAATACATTCTACAGGCAATTTTTGACTAGAAAACAAGTCGCAATCCGTAATAATATTCCATTTACTATTGAATTTTCACAAATAGAACAGCCTACACATTGCCCTATATTAGGATCTGTGTTAAACTACGGTTGGAGTGGGGAAGGACGACGAGATAACAATAAAGCTACAATTGATAAAGTAATTCCAGAATTAGGGTATGTTCCTGGGAATGTTTATGTTATTAGTTGGAGAGCTAACAAATTAAAAAGCGACGTGTCTCTAGAAGAATTAGAAAAAATTATGAAATATATAAAGGAAAAAACAAATGGCAACTAAGGCTTTTGATCTAAGTAAATTTAGAAAGACCTTGACTAAGTCGATTGACGGTCTAGGCGTAGGATTTAACGACCCAACCGATTGGATCAGTACTGGCAACTTTGCCTTAAACTATCTAATCAGCGGTGACTTTAACAAAGGTGTTCCGTTGGGCAAGGTTACAGTATTTGCTGGAGAATCCGGTGCAGGTAAATCATTTATCTGTTCAGGAAATCTAGTACGCAACGCACAAGATCAGGGCATTTATGTTATCTTGATTGACAGCGAAAACGCACTCGACGAAGCATGGTTACACGCATTAGGCGTAGATACTAGCGAAGAAAAACTTCTTAAACTCAACATGGCAATGATTGATGATGTGGCTAAAACCATTCACGAATTTTGCAAAGAGTATAAAGAAATGGTTGAACGACCTAAGGTCTTATTTGTTATAGACTCATTAGGTATGTTACTTACCCCAACTGATATCAATCAGTTTGAAGCAGGCGATTTGAAAGGTGACATGGGTCGTAAACCTAAAGCACTTACAGCACTAGTGCGTAACTGTGTCAACATGTTTGGTAATTTAAATGTTGGTATGGTATGTACAAATCACACATACGCAAGTCAGGATATGTTTGATCCAGATGACAAAATTTCAGGCGGACAAGGATTTGTCTATGCATCTAGCATTGTTGTTGCTATGAAAAAACTTAAACTTAAAACTGATGCAGATGGTGTTAAAACCAGTGAAGTACATGGTATTCGTGCAGCTTGTAAGATCATGAAAACTCGTTATGCCAAGCCTTTTGAAACACTACAAATTGAAATTCCTTATGAAACCGGTATGAATCCTTACTCAGGATGTGTTGATTTATTTGAAAAACATGGCTTACTAACCCAACAAGGTAATAGACTTAAATGGGTTGATCCAGAGACAGGCGAAGAGTTCCTTTTCTACCGAAAAGAATGGAAAGATGATAAATTAGATATGATAATGAAGAAATTTGATATCAAACCCTTAACAACTACCATTCCTGAGGAGACAGAAGAAAATGTTGAATGAAACACAAATTGGTGACATCTGGTTATTATTTGCTGACTATATCGATAAGAAAGTTATCGATAGTGTAGCAGAACGTTATGTTGAATTATTAGCTGATCACGGAGTTAGTGACCGTGTTATGCAAAATGCTTCTGGCGTTGACGGAACTTTAGATGCCGCTATTGAATACTATCTTGATGAAGAAATTGACGACGAAGATGACGTCGACGAATTGGAGTTTTAATGGGTTGGTATTCTAAAGTTTCTAAAGATATTAGTAATATTCCCGATGCGGCAGATTACTTTGAAGCTGAATTAACTGAAGCTCGTAAAGAATGTAATATCCACGGAAATGTTGAACGTGCCGCGGCAGCAATGCCTGGCGTAGTTGAACAGAGGTTTAGTCAACTGCAGGAAATTGAAGCAATATTAGAATACCTTAACATTGAATTACGCCGATTGAAAAGCAGTCATTTTCGCAAATATTTAGAAAACTATCAGCGTTCTCTAAGTAGCCGAGATTGTGAAAAATTTGTGGAAGGTGAAGCAGATGTAGTTGACTTTGAAAAAATTATCAACGAGTTCGCCCTACTTCGTAACAAGTGGTTAGGCATTACCAAAGCATTAGATCAAAAACAGTGGCAAATTACTAACATTGTAAAATTGCGTGTTGCCGGTATGGAAGACGCAAGTTTATAATCAATCTGCTCAAAATTGATTCCGTAGGCCTTAAATAAAATTGAGGCCTATTTTTTTCTAAATGGTTGTATTATTTTAAAAGTTAGTGTATACTTACTACTATGACAACAATTGATAATTTATTATTACTGATTATAAATCACCCCAACAACTATGCTAAAGATCTTTTGTCAAAAAGAGATTTTGATGTATTAACAAATTTAGCAGGATCAGTTACAAGCAATTTTTTCATAACAGAAAATCAAGCTCGATTATTATTAAAAATTCTCAAAGAAAATCAAAGTCGATTGTCGGAATTTTTCAATCAAATAGCTGAAGCAACAGCAGAACCTAGGTGGTCTAAAAAGTTTCGGCAGATTGAACAAGTAAAAAAGTTATACATCAGCAATAATGAATACGGTGAGCCAGCATTGGCTATAGAATTTACATTTTCGTCACAACTTCGAAAAGTCATCCAAGATTTAGTGAAAATATTAGACAATGTTGTATTGGGTAATAATGGTAAAGTTTACTATGTTGACCTAACTGAAAAAAATATTGTCACTGTGGTCAACACGCTTGAACCCTTAAAGTTTGATATCGATGAGACCATAAAAAACCACTACAATGTGATAAAATCATGGTCAGAAAATCAAGTAAGGAATCAATTCTTAATTACCAACATTGAACATAAAAACTTTTTAAAAGCCATTACTGCTGATCTGGGAGTTGAAACACCTATCGATCAAAATATCATTAATGATCGTAGCATGCGATATCAGTATGCCACAGAAAATCCAAAAAATCCAGGTGAAACACTGACCGAAGTCATTGCCGGTAGATATAAAACAAAAGTATGGGTGGATCGAAAAGAACATGCACTCACTGATGTCATTGCCAGTTTGGTTAGTTTAAAAAGATTGCCACTACTGGTAATTTTTGACAGCAACACTGCTGATAATTATTTCGAAAATCTTGAAATTTTGTCAAAATCCTTGGAAGAAAATGACATTGCTGATCGAGTTGGTGTATACTTTAGATTACCCAATGACGGAGTTGGAAAACAATTTAATCAGTTGATCGCAGAAAAACAATATAATTATAAATTAGAAAAAGATACACAAGTGGTAGCAGTACAAAGTGGAAAAATACCGAAATTTTTCATAAAAAATGCCTGGCGTCCTATGAGCGTTGTTGCCCTAGATAGCCGTATGGGTTTACGTCACGGTAAAACTGCTGTATACTCTAACTGTTGTGATTTAATTATAGAGTGGGCTAATGAACCTGCAATGGCCGATAAAAGGATAGAAAACGCATGGCGGTAAAATTGGTCATTAGAGACGAAGTTAACATCAAATTTGAGAACTTGCCATTAGATGCTCGCAAGAAGTTAACCAACACCTTTAAATATGAAAATCCAACTGCTCGCTATCAACCTGCATACAAGTTAGGTCGATGGGACGGCATGGTCAGTATGTTTGGGCTCGGTGGCAATGGTTATTTGAGCCAGTTAGAAAAGTGTTTAGAAGTGCTGGCCAGTATAGGAATTGGGGTTGAAGATGTTGAAGATTTGCGTACTACTGCTAAAATTACATTTCCAGAAATTACCAACAGTTACTGGGCGGATCAAGGAAAAGTATGGCCAGTGGGACATAGATTTGCCGGCGAACCTATTATGTTGCGTGACGATCAAGTTGAAGTAGTCAACAGATTTTTCACTAATACACAAGCCCTACAAGAAGTTGCTACAGGCGCTGGTAAAACAATCATGACAGCAACATTAAGTCATTCAGCAGAAAAATATGGTCGTACAATTGTCATAGTCCCCAATAAAGATCTTGTTACACAAACAGAAGAAGATTATATCAATGTCGGTCTTGATGTAGGTGTTTACTTCGGAGATCGCAAGGACCTAAACAAAACACATACTATCTGTACATGGCAAAGTCTAAACATCCTAGATAAGAAATCCAAGAGATGGGATGAAGATCTAGCACTAACTCTAGCTGAATTTCTTGATGGAGTCAAAACAGTTATCGTTGACGAAGTACATATGGCCAAAGCAGATGTATTACGCAATTTACTCACACAGAACTTATGTAATGCACCTATACGTTGGGGATTAACTGGAACTGTTCCTAAGGATGACTATGAGTCACAACCTATATTTGCCAGCATTGGACCAGTGGTGGGAGGTATCAAAGCGCATCAACTACAAGAGATGGGAGTATTAAGTAACCTACATGTGAATGTGGTACAAATGATCGATCTTCCAGAGTTCAGATCATATGCAGAAGAATTAAAATATCTTGTGACAGATCCTGACAGATTAAAGTATATCGCAGAATTAGTTAAAGGCTTATCAGAAACAGGCAACACATTGGTACTAGTTAATAGAATCGATTCAGGCAAACAATTAATAGATTTAATAGAAGGCGCTGTGTTTATTTCAGGCGAAGTTAAGGGCACTAAACGTGCGGAAGAGTACAAAGAACATGCTACCAATGATAATAAAGTTACCGTAGCAACATTTGGTGTAGCAGCGGTGGGTATTAATATTCCCCGTATTTTTAATCTTGTGTTGCTGGAACCCGGCAAGAGCTTTGTACGTGTTATACAAAGTATCGGACGTGGTATTCGTAAAGCCGAAGATAAAGATTTTGTACAAATTTGGGACCTTACTTCAACTTGCAAATATGCCAAGCGTCACCTCACAACGAGGAAGAAATTTTACAAGGATGCCAAATATCCATTTACAATAACAAAAACGGATTGGCAAAAATAAGAACGTATGCAGATATTAACCCTAGATGACCAAACATTTTCATTAAACAACTTGCCCGATGAAGTTGATGAAAATACACGATTTGCTGTATTAGATAATAGTGATCCTAAAGATCCAGATTTCCTATTCATGCCGTTAATTTTCTTGGAAAGTTTTAATGCTCCTGCAATGGTATTGCGCATAGGCGAAGATGAAGTTACTATGCCTATCGATTGGTCAATAGCAGTAGGTGACAGTCAAAGTGGGTGTGATATTGAAATATTACCATTGACTAGCTTAAACGATCGCGGATTTGAAGCACTGTGTTTTAATCCTCTAAGTTCGTTTAGAGTTGAATTTAAGAAGATCGAAATTGTTAATTTTTATAACGATGTCAAATGGTATTTTCCTAAAATGAAAAACGGACAATTATTAGCAACTCCTACCCGTTTCGGTGAAAAACCAGATTGTGTGTATTTTGTCAAAGAAATATCGAGACAAAATGAAATTATTTTATTGGACAAATTATTATGACATTAAAAATAGCATATTTTCAACCAACTGTTATTGCCATGGATGCAGTTCCGCCGGTAGAATTTAGTCAAATTTTCAGTTTATCTGAAACACTCCACTCGAGACCAGATTTAAATGATGCCAGTATTGCTATCAGTTTAAGGGGTGGTCAACAAATTCAAGTATACCCTAATGTATTAGGTATTGATGTTACGTGGTTAACACAATGGATTGAAAAAATTGCCACAGGATATATGGAATTAGTTTCGCAACAAAGTGGTACTGAAGAACTAAAATACTGTAAACCTCAAGTTGTCAGTATATGGACTATTAAACAAGGTCCGGGCGATTACCAAGAAATGCACACACATCCCATGGGAAATCTAAGCGGAAATATTTACATTAATGCTCCCGAATTATCTGAAGGTAGTGCACCGAGTGATAGTCAGATACTATTTCGATTGCCACATACTAAAGATATTGGTAAATTTGTCATGACCGATACATGGAAATATAGTCCAACACCGGGTACTGTAATTTTGTTTCCAAGTCATTTACCACACACGGTATATCCGTGGAAGGGTATTGGCAATCGTACAGTAATGGCATTTGACATTAAATTAATTCCAAAGGACTAATAGTGGGTAATCTTAAACCAGGTGCGACTTACATTTACGAGAGAAATAAAAATGTAGTATATGCTCGCGAGTTCGGTGCAGATCCTAATACCCGGCAAATAATTGGATGGGATTACGATAATAAAAATCCAGCCTTTGATCCACGGTCTTTAGGGCAAATAGAAATGGATGATCTTAGAGAATGGACTGATATCAGGTTATCCGGAAAGAAGAACCCGGCCTTGCAAAAAGCCATAGAAAATGTTAAAATACTGTATAGAATGACCAAAGACGACAAATGAGTGATAAGATTGAGTTAAAAGAGAAGTTAGCGTTTGTAGACATGAACCTGCGCACAGCATGGGACGAAATGACTGACGACCAGCGTAAGGCTCTTAAAAATGAATACTATATCCTCAACCGTTATATCAGTAATGTTCAAGGACAAAGTCGAGAAGTACAAGAACATTTTGTGTTAACTGTTAACGAATATTTTAATAAAAACTGGAACGAATTACAAAAACATCCTAAACTACTATGGTTGTTATTGTGCATGTGTAGCTATAACGGTGAGAAGGTATTTTTCCATCAATGGTTGGGCAATAAAAAACGCACTGGTAATGGTAATAAAAAAATCAAGTTCTTAGAAGAGTTTTATCCTAATCTTAAGAATGATGAACTTGAACTAATGGCTGAAATATCCACAGACAAAGAGCTTAAAGATCTTGCACGAAAGCACGGACAAGACGAAGCTACAATTGCTAAGAAATTAAAATGATGGCACTGGTCGACGGCGTATTCACTTGTCAATATTGTAAAAATACATTCTCTAAAGAAAAAACTTTAGCAGTACACGTATGTGAGCAAAAACGTAGAGCACTAGCAAAAACTGAAAAACATGTAGTATTGGGCTATGATACTTATAATAGATTCTATAGAACTACACAGAATAGCAAGCAAGATAAGACCTATGAAGAGTTTGCAAAAAGCCCATACTATAATGCATTTGTTAAGTTTGGCAGCTTTGTCAGTAATGTCAATCCTCTGTACCCAGATAAATTTATCAACTATGTTGTTACTAGCGGTGTCAAGTTAGATCATTGGTGCAGAGATGAACTGTATGATCAGTACGTGATCAATCTAGTTAAGACAGAGGGAGTTGAAACTGCCTTAGAACGTAGCATTGGACACATGGTATCATGGGCCAACGATAACAATGCACAGTGGAATCATTATTTCAATTATGTTAGCTTGAGCAGAGCTTGCTATGATGTTAGAGATGGAAAAATAAGTCCGTGGTTAATTTTAAATTGTACCAGCGGCAAAGATATGTTAAAGAAATTCAGCGACGAACAATTACTAGCAGTTAGTGTAGTGATGGATGTACCGTTTTGGGTTAGCAAATTTAAAAGGCAATCAGCAGATGTTGAATTAGTGCGCGAAGTAGTTAAGGAGTCGCACATATGAAAACAAGAAAATTACAAGACGGTAGTGAAGTAGAGGAATTAGCAGTTCCTAAAACACTTAAGGTAAAAACTAAGTGTCCAGAGAAGTGGTTATTAGTTGATTTAGAGACGGGCGAAAAATATCGAGGCCATTCTACCGATGGCAAGAATGATTGGGAGAAGATAGATGCCAGATATTGATTTAGACTTTGCTAATAGAGCCGTTGCTCTTAAAAAGATCAAACACATCGATGCTATCTTAGAATCAAACAAGCGACACAATACTGGCATTTATGTGCAGAGTATTCCTTACAATCCTATAGAAAATTCTAGCACACTTGACTATAAATCGGCTGAAGATCGAGGCTATTTTAAGATAGATTTTTTAAATGTCAGTGCGTACGAAGGTGTAAGAGATAAAGCACATCTTACTCAATTAATGAATACAGAACCTCTCTGGCAACTGTTAGAAGAAAAAGATTTTTGTGATAAGATATTCCATGTTAATGGTTATCACGATCTAATTGCAGAATTAAAACCTGGTAGTATTGAACAACTGGCTATGTTTATAGCCTTACTTAGACCGGGTAAAAAACATCTCATCCCAATATGCAAGGAAAAAGGATTCGATGCGATCAAAGATGATATTTGGACGAAGACTGAAGAATATAGTTTTAAGCATGCTCATAGTATTGCTTATGCTCATGTGGTTGTTGTGCAGATGAACTTAATCTGCGAACAGATCAGCGCACCTTTCTAACTAACTGTACTGATTTACGTTTAACTCGTTTAAGTGTTAAATTCATTAAATTTACCACCGGACCTAGGATAACTCGAGTATCTTTACTGTTAAAGGTTTTAACAGCATAGTGGAAAGGGGCGATTTGCTCTCTACAAAAGATATTGATCGGAAATTGACGATTTGATTCCCACCACCAAGTTTCTCCAATTTCCAAAAATAGAGTTTTTTCTTCTGGAGTTTTAATGGCATTTAGGTCATAGAAGCTAGTGACAAATTGATCTTGATTAATGATAATTCCTACGTATTCATCCGTACCATAATTTATCACACTGATAAAGGGTAAGTTTTGTTCTATATTGTCTCGTAGTTTTGCCATAAATACTATTAAAGGATCCTTGCCAATGCAAAAAGTTCAAAGTTATTTATACCCGAACAGAGTTATACTCATCGCCGATTTGGCAGGATTCAACGTGGAGAATACAGTCGTGTACGCAAAAACAGTAAAAATTTATAAAGGTGTCGATAACGTCATCCAGTTCGATATTCAGAATGCTGATCAGAAACGTCTCGACTTGGTCACCAATGCGCCGGTCACCGGCATTAAAATGAATGTTATGGACATGGGTGGTAAGGCATTACCTAATAGTCCCTATACGGTCACACCGACTGCTGTTAAGGGTGTCGCAAGTGCAATTATTCCAATTGCAGATTTAACAGATATAGCAGATCAAAATTTGCAGTATAGTGTGACAGCAACTGATACAATCGGAAATCATATTCCATTATACAACGACAGTAGATTCAGTGCAGTTGGCACAATGGAAATTGTGGAATCTGCAATGCCTGTTGTTCGTCCAAGCATAACATATGATCAGTTTGTCGGTGAAATTAACTTTATGGGCAATGTGATCAATCACTCGTCGGCGATTCCATGTAAATTCTATGAAGCTACACCTACTGCTACTATGATCTTTACTATCCATATGACTAACTTTATTGGACAAGTATATTTGGAAGCAACAGAAGATATGACCATTGCCCTAAGCTCATTTACAAACAGCCCACAACTTCAAACTTTTTCAAGCACAGTAGCAACAACTACGACTATAACATTTACTGGAACTATTGGCACATACAACTACTTTAGAGTAAGTTGGTTGTATCCAGATGTTTGGCAGTATGGTGCACAATCAACTAATCAATTTGGTTCAGTTGACAAGATAGTCGTTTCCTATTGATCTTTGCCAAATAATCTGCTATAATAAGGCATGAGCCTCATAGCAGATACACTCCTAGCATACTTACCTAGTAAGCGTAAACAAACTCCAAGCGGTTGGATAAGCTTCAATGCACCCTGCTGTGACGACAAAAGACAACGTGGTGGATTTATTGTCAATAGCGGCGATGCTGTTAGCTATCACTGTTTTAATTGTGGATTCAAAGCCAGTTGGCAGCCTGGTCGTACCCTAAGCCAAAAAATGCGCAAGTTCATGCGAGAATTAAATATGAGCGATGATACGATTAATAAGTTAGGTCTAGAAGCACTGCGCCTAAATGAAAACGAATCTGCAGAAGTTAAATCAATCGTTCCAAAATTTGAAGTTCGAGCCCTACCAGATGAAGCTGTGCTTATATCAAGTTTAGATCATGTCCCGGAGAAACTTGTTCCTGTATTAGAATATCTTGCAGGTAGAAATCTCTACTTAGAAGATTACAAGTTTTATTGGACTCCGAAACTAGGTTTTAGTAATAGGCTTATCATACCATTCTACAAAGACAATGTCATTGTAGGATATACTGCCCGAGCCATAGGAGATGCTAAACCAAAATATATTTCCGAACAACAACCGGGATATGTGTTTAATCTAGATCGCCAACTGGATGATCGTGCTTTCACAATTGTTTGTGAAGGTCCATTTGATGCAATAAGTATTGATGCTTGTGCTATTCTTGGTGCAGAGATTAAAGACAGTCAAAACTGGTTGTTAAAACAATTGGGTAAAGAAATAGTTTTAGTTCCAGATAGAGATCATGAAGGGCCTAGAACAGTAGAGCAAGCAATAGAATATGGTTGGAGTGTGAGTATGCCCAACTGGCCCGAAGGTGTTAAAGACGTTAACGATGCAGTGATTAAACTGGGTAGGCTTGCTACATTATGGTTAATTGTATCGGCAAAAGAATCAAATGCACTTAAAATTCGCTTACGTGCTAAACAATGGTTTAAGGATATAAATGAATAACTTTTTACATATATTAAAAAATCCAATTCGCTGGTGGAAAGAGCGCCAAGAATTTAAAAAGCGTATCGAAGAACTACGCAAACGTGATCCATTTATCTACAAATGATCCATTGGGGAATTAACGCACTCAATCACGGGCATAGTATTGCTGTCTTTAAGGATGGCCAATTTGTCGACAACTATACTGGCCTAAGCGACAAGCTAGAAAGTGATACAACTGTTAAGGCACTGGCGGTTGGAAGTCCGGATAGAATATTTTGGTATGAACGACCTTGGATTAAGAAGGCCCGACAATTGTATGCTGGACAATACAAGACCGTTACAGATCTTAGTACACTACCTAGTCGATACATGAAACAATTTAAATATGCTCCGATCACTTATACACCGCATCATGCTAGCCATGCCGCTGCCGGTTACTATACTAGTCCTTTCGACCATTGTGCAATTGTGGTCCTTGATGCAATTGGAGAATTTGAATGTGCTACCATCTGGGAGGGTAAACACGGAGAAATACGTAAAGTTTGGAGTCGTAGTTATCCACATAGTTTAGGTTTATTTTATAGTGCCTTTACAAAATTGATAGGATTAGAACCAATTAAACAAGAATATTTGCTACAGCAAATGGCTGAGCAAGGAGATCCTGATAGATACTATCAAGTAGTACGCGATTACTTTGGACATTGGACACTGGATTTAAAATATAACTTTCACAAGGGCGTACTAAACTGGCCATGTGAAATAGTAAATTTACAAGATCAATGTGACATAGCAGCAGCCGTGCAAAAGGTATTTGAATTGCAAATTGAAAATGTCATGTGGGAGGCTAAAAAACGGATTAAGTCCGATTGCTTAGTATACATGGGAGGCTGTGCTATGAACAGCAAGGCTAATAGGGATGTTGTTGAAACATTCTATAAGTATCGTTGGTCACTACCAAACCCTGGAGATCCTAGTAGCAGTATAGGAGCAGTACTATATCATACTAAAGATCGAATTATATGGAATAATAATAAAGCCAAGCACATTGCAATTAACACATAAAGAATATATAATAGACATATGGCACAAAACACAGACTACGGATTTGATATACAAAAATTATACTTAGAAATGATGCTGGCAGATGCGGCAACATTTGTACGCTGTCAGAGTATTTTTGATAGTTCATTATTTGATCGTAAACTACAAGACTCTGCAGAGTTTATGAACAAGTATGTAGAAGAACACAATGTCATGCCTACTATTGATATTGTTAATGCAGCCACCGGCAGTACATTTAAGCCAGCAGAGAATCTACGTGAAGAACATTTTGATTGGCTGTTGAGTGATTTTGAAACATTTATCCGACACAAAGGATTAGAAAAAGCTATTTTAGAATCAGCTGATATGCTAGAAAACGGTGAGTATGGATCAGTTGAAGAAAAGATCAAAAAAGCAGTACAAGTAGGTTTGACCAAAGATATGGGCACTGATTATTTTGAAGATCCTCGTGCTCGACTAATGCGTATCAAAGATAATAATGGACAAGTATCAACAGGCTGGAAAGCCATGGATGATAAATTGTTTGGTGGCATGAATCGCGGAGAATTGAATATTTTTGCCGGAGGTTCGGGCGCAGGTAAGTCATTATTCCTAGCTAATCTAGGTATTAACTGGGCACTAGCAGGACTGAATGTAGTGTACTTGACCTTAGAACTTTCAGAAGAATTAGTATCTATGCGTATGGATGCAATGGTAACTGGCATGGCAACTCGTGAGATCTTTAAGAACTTAGATGACGTTGAAATGAAGGTTAAGATGATTGGCAAGAAGAGTGGTACATATCAAGTCAAGTATATGCCTAGTGGTAAAACAGCCAATGATATTCGCAGTTACTTAAAAGAATATGAAATTAAAACAGATCGTAAAGTTGACGTATTACTAGTCGATTACTTGGACTTGTTGATGCCGCAGAGCAAGAAGATCAGCCCAGCAGACTTGTTTATTAAAGATAAGTATGTGAGTGAAGAATTGCGTAACCTAGCGGTAGAAAAGAACTGTGTGTTTGTCACTGCGGCGCAGTTGAATCGTGGTGCGGTTGAAGAAGTTGAGTTTGATCATAGTCATATTTCCGGCGGACTTAGTAAGATTCAGACAGCAGATAACGTGTTTGGTATCTTTACGTCACGTGCTATGCGTGAACGTGGACGCTATCAAATCCAGCTGATGAAAACACGTAGTTCCAGTGGTGTTGGTATGAAAATTGACTTAGAATTTAATATTGACAGTCTACGTATTAGTGATTTAGCAGAAGAAGATGGCTACGGAAATCATAATAGCCAATCAGCAGGTTCAACATTGCTCAACAGTATTAAACAACGCCAGACAGTCGCACCAACCGATGATCCAATGGATGGGGCAGCCATTCCAAAAGTTCGAGCACAGGTTGAGTCAAGTAAGCTAAGAGAATTGCTCAACAACTTACCCAGCGACGATATCTAGCAGTTTTTTAGCGAAAGAGATAAGTACGTATATAATAAACTTGGAAAAATAATGGAACTGTATCACTTGCGCTCTACCGATGACCCACTAGCTCGGGTGATCAAAGATGATCCAGTACGCCCTCATATTCCATTAGAGCAGCGTGTTAACGATGCTGCTGAAATATTAATACTTCGAGCAGGAGAAGAAATCCTAGCAGCTACGTGCTTACAATGGCTCAAAGATATTCCTAAGACTGAGCAAGATCTTATTGATATCGACAAGACTAGAGACGTAGCAGTATTCTATACAATCTGGTCATATGCTCCGGGTGCTGGTGCTGAATTGCTTAAAAAGGCGGCCGAGTGGATTTTAGGCACCCATACAGAAGTTAAAGACATAGTTACTTTAAGCCCGCAAACACCTATGGCACGCCGCTTTCATCTTAAAAACGGTGCCACAATACATCAAGAAAACCCTACTAGCGTTAACTATCAGTATTATCATAAAGAATAAATACTAGTCATAGGACTAGTATAAATGACCAAACACGTAAAATTACCCAGCTACGATTCAGTAGATTTAGATAGAATAAGTTATTCTAGTGGGGAACTTGTTGCTGATATAACTAATAACACCGTTCGGTTAATGAACGGTATTACTGCTGGCGGTACTTCTCTTGCTACTCAAGATTGGGTTAATGCTAACGCATTGACAGTTAATACACTTTCATCAACTTTAAGTAATTATGTACAAATACCTACATTAAGCACTTATGTAACTAATTCACAATTAACTACAGCAATTGCTGGCGTATCAAATACATATAGTCTTCCTACAGCAACTACTAGTATACTAGGCGGTGTTAAAGTTGACGGAACAACAATTACAATTAGCAATGGCGTTATTAGCGGTGCTAATACTTATGTATTGCCTAAAGCTCAAGCAGCTACTGGTGGCAACATATTGGGTGGGGTTATACCAGACGGAACAACAATTACAATTAACCCCGCAACAGGTGTTATAACTGGCGCACAATTATACACATTGCCTGCAGCAAACACAACTACCTTAGGGGGTGTTAAAGTTCCTGCAGTAGCTACTAGTGGACTAACTAATAGTTCAGGAACCATTGGGTTAGCAACAGCAAGTGCAACACAATTAGGTGGTGTACAAGTTGACGGTTCAACTATTACAATTAACAGTGGTATTATTAGTGCTCCGTATACATATTCATTACCACAAGCAACTAGCAGTGTTCTTGGCGGTGTAATTATACCATCAACAGCATCTAGCGGATTGATTAACAATTCGGGCGCTATTAGACTAGCCACAGCAAGTACAACACAGTTAGGTGGTGTTAAAGTTGACGGAACAACAATTACAATCAGCGGTGGTGGTGCTATTAGTGCAGTATTTGCCGGCGCTATTACATTCGTTGGTGCGTGGTCTGCCGCAGCAAACAGCCCTGCACTATCGAACGGCAGCGGATCAAACGGAAACGAATATATTTGTAGTGCTGCAGGTACTGTTAACTTTGGTGCTGGTAATATTACATTCTCAGTAGGTGATGCGGTAATTTATAACGGTTCGTTAAATCAGTGGATTCGCATTCCGGCTAGTAGTGCATTGGCAAGTTTAACATTTTCTAATACTGGTGGTGCAAGTACTGGTAGTACATATAACGGTACAGGTGCTGTAACCATTGATTACAGTACACTAGGGGCTAGTCCACTAATAGGATCATCAAGTTTAACCACTGTAGGTACAATTGGTACAGGCACGTGGAATGGTTCTATTATTAGCAGTACCTATGGCGGAACTGGTGTAAACAATGGTGCTAATACAATTACCCTAGGAGGTAATTTAACCACAGCAGGTATACTAACGCAAAGTGGTGCATTTTCAACTACTATAACCAGTACAGCAAGCACCTCAGTAACCTTACCTACAAGCGGTACTATTATCAGTAGTGTAACTGCGCTTAACGGTGCAGTTACTGGTACACCGAGCAGTTCAAATTTCTTGCGAGGTGATGGTACATGGGCGGCACCAGCAGGTGGCGGCACAGTTACTAGTATCATAGCTGGCACTTCGGCTGTTAATGGATTAAGTTTAAGTGGCGGCACTATTACCAGTTCAGGAACGATTGCTATTACCGGTACACTAAGTGGAATTACCAACAGCAACCTAAGCGGTAGTGCAGGTATTTCTAACGCTAACCTAGCTAATAGTTCAATAACATTTGGAGCAACTGGACAGGCGTTAGGCAGTACAATTAGTGCAATCAACGGTGTTGCCATCGGTACATCTACTGCGGCTCAGGTTAATGCTACTAATTTAGTTGTTACCACTGGTAACATATATAACTATGCACCAAATCCCACAGCATTAACTTCTACATCTACACTGACCATTGCTCAATTATTAACCGATATTGTCACAGTAACTTCGAGTACTGCGGTAACGCTAACACTGCCTACCGGTACATTAACTGATGCTGGTATACTAAGTGGGGGACTAGCAATCAATGAAAGTTTTGATTGGGTTATTATTAATCTAGGTACAAGTTCAGGGGCTGTGACCATGGCAGCCGGTGTTACACATACCTATGTTGGTTCAGCTACAGTTGCGATTAGTACTAGTGCAGGTTTTAGAACCCGTAAAACAGCAGCTAATACATTTGTAACTTATAGAATCCACTAACCTCCGGGGCAGTTAGTAAACCATTGACACCATGTCCACATGGTTTCAAACTCTAGAATGATAAATGCAATAATGCAGACTAATACTAGGATTTCTCGCCACGAGTAGGTATAGGGTTCGGGACTCCATTCATCGTAGTTATTGTTCATACAAATATTTAACCATTAACCGCTAGCATAATTATTTTTCTAGTCCAGTAAATACTAGATGCGCATGTTTCTCCCAGAGTATCACGAGTTTGAATACATAGCTGTAGCACCCTGGCCTGTAGACCTAGCCAATCCACAAATTGACTGGGTCACAGCTATAGACACTGTAGAGGAATGGTTAAGAAAATACACAGGCCCTCAATGGCAAGAATGGGCGTTTGCCACACAACAAGACCAGGAATATTGGGAAGCCTGCGTGGCATTCCGTCAGGCCAAATATCAAACACTGTTCCTGCTCACTTGGGCAAGGTAGAGTCTACAACACCTGCTATTAACTGCTGTCGTTGCTCCGGGCTAGCTGTGCTGGCATTAATACGATCAATATCCTCTAGAGCAGTTTCTAGGATCTCTATACGTTCACGCTGGCTGTACATTTGATTGCGTAGATTAGCCGAATCCAGCCATGACAGCACGGCTGAAACTAATCGAGCTAAAACAGCATAATGATCCATACTCTATTATAGCACAAGATAGCAAAGAGGTCAATAGCCAACTAGCGAAGCGTCAGCGCAAAAATTTTTTCGCGAAGCGGTAAAGCAGATTTTTTAGCTACGAAGTAGCACAGCGGTTAAACGCAAGTTTCCGGCTGGCTGTGGACCTAGATAAATATTACTATGACCTACATTGCTGCCGATGCTCAACAAACCCAACAAGATGCCATAGCCGTAGAACAGGCAGCTATAGCAGCCCAATATAAATCCACAGTATTCGATAAGATCGCTCTGGCCGCAGGTCAAGGATTGAGCCAAATCACTGTGATCTTAAAAATCACAGATTATGCTATAATAAAGCCTGTATTGGCCTACTACGGGTACAGCGTAGGAGATTATACTGTAATAAGTGATCCAACTCGTAGCCCTGTGTATATAAATTTTGTCATAAGTTGGCCTGTTTCCTACGTGGTTAATGTGCCAACTATTGTGCCCAGCTACTTAAAAATGATCAAAGGTTGTGTATATTCAGCAACATTCTATTTGAGCGACACTACGTTTATAGCAGGCAATCATACTTGGACTGTGGTCAATGGAGCGTGGCCAACAGGGATAACTTTGACGAATAATACAGTATCAGGCACACCTGTTCAAACTGGCGACGGCTTTGTTGATATTACTGTAACTGACACTAGTGGCTCAACAATTAGCACAGTAAGTGAAGCTAGAGTATATTGGAATATCAGCGCAGTTATGGAAGATGCTGTTAGCATAAGCACACAAAATCGTCGTAGTTCACCACAGTGGCCTATTTAAAGCTAACACGCTAGCCCGAACGGGGTCTACACGCCAGAAAAATATAGTGCGCAAAAAATTTTTAGCTACGAAGTAGCAGCGAAGCGCAAAAACGGTTAAGATTATTTGGCATTCTGTAGCCACCTTAGACACACGAGATTAGGTCTATATACCATCCAGGTCAATAACCAGTAAATTCTCAAAAACGGTACTAAATTCTCTGCCATTATCGACGTCAACAATGCAGATTTTTCTGCACCAAAAATCTATTTGAGTCTATTATTCCTTAACGTAGCTGTAGATCCATAGGCTAACTCGGGGTGCTAGCCAGTATACATAGTTACAGACAATGAACCAGGATATTAACCAATTGGGCAGCCAGTGTGCCAGGGTAAGAGTACTGTTGATTGAAGTCATGGCTAGACTGGTTAATACAGTAACTAACCCCGAATTGATCAGGCTAGTTAACAAATGCTTCAACGTACAAACTCTAGATAAAAGCTAAGGCCAGCTAGCACTGCTATAGTGACGATCCATGCCCACTGATCAAAACGGCTTAATTTGACGGGCACACTATAGTAACAGTCATAATCTGGGTCGTAACGATATTGCCTACCGCGTATTATTTCAATGTGATTATATTCGTCGTTATTCATACTTTTGAACATTTAATTCAGCTTTGAGCCGGAAACATTCACTAGTGTGCTCACAAGCGTGTTCTGGGCGTAGCTGTACATTATGATACTGATTGACACATAGTGATTCGTATGGTGTATTCTCTAATGGACAATATGGCTGTAGATCAGAGTCTATACTGGTACAGTTAGAGTAGATGATGCCGTTGATAGTGGTATTAATGTGAGTCATAGTGTTCTCCTGGGAACATTAATAGTTATCCCCGAAATGGGTTCTTGTACTTTAAAAACGAGTCGCGCAAAAAATTTTTAACCACAGATTCTATTTTCAGTGATTTGTTTATACAGTGGGTGATTGATACTATCGTTAGTTAGCATGCCAGCTTTATTTTGATTAAGCGTGCCCCATAATGGACGTAAGTTAGTATAATGATTTAACAGTAACAGCTCAGCTTCATTACGAACAAATTTAAGCGGTACTATATGATCTATGTGCCACGAACTGCGATTATTCCATGACATGCCTAGTTTAAACTGCTGTTCGATATGAAGTTTAAACTGTTCAAATGTACATCCTAATATTTCAGCAGATTTAGCAGTCTTCTTATATCCTTGATTGCTTAGTGCGTTAGCTATAAGTGTACCTACGTTAGAACGTAGCCTAAACAATGGATCAGTTTTACGCTTATGTTTCTTATATGCGGCTTGTCTAGCACGGGTTTCTTCTGGGGTCTTTTTGGGTGGTTTAAGTTTGGGAGGGGGAGCTTTGGCACGAGCACGAGCAAGTATAGTGTCTCTATTGGCAAGATAGTCTAATTTTGTACAGGATTTACACTGTGTTTCAATCTTAGGACTTTTACGGCCGGGACTTGGACGGCTCACATAAAACTCACTTATAGGAAGAGTTTGATTACATGTACGACATGTGCGTTCAGTGGGCAGATCTTTTGGTTCGTAGGTGCGATATCCTTTGAGTGTACTTTTAGTAGCATGATACTTGTCACTTATACACTTACGGCACGGCGCACGATTCTTATAGAATTCAGTTAAGGGTTTGGTTTGGTTGCAAATTTTACAGTTTTTCATAACGTAATTATTTAGCCAAGTGGGTCCTAGGGTCCAAAATTTTCTTGCTCGTAAAAAATTATAAAGAAGTACTTGTAGAAAAAGAGGGGTGTTTTTACCTCGGTACCCATGCGCTATTACAGCTTTGTTGTTTTAAAACAACATATAATGCCCCGACCCTCTCAAGAAATCTTTTATTATCTTTGTCTCACCCCGACTACAGTTGTATACATGCAGCCTCGGGGTCACCTGTATAGTCAAAAAAAGACTCGACCTAGCGGGAGCGATTCGCTGTATGGGCCGAGTCCGAACTGCTACTAGATACTAGCGGGAGCGATTCGCGTTGATCTAGCTACTGCTGCTAGGGCTTGTTATAGTTAGACTATGCCCTAGCTGCTAGCGTACAGGGTACACTAGCCTTACTGTATGCACTAGCGAGTGCCACGCATACATGTAACTTCTGCTACTGACTTCCACTTGTCCGGGAAGCTCTTGCGTAGGTCTGCTACCTTGAGCACTGTACGTAATGATAGCTCACGCATGCGTTGGGCATTGGCCACTACGAACTCTAAGATCTCTTCTACTAGCTCTGGCTCGAACTCATATGTACTTAACATGCCATCACGTACGATCTGCTTGATCCTGAGCAGCTTCTCGCGATCTGTGTCTATGGTAAGGTCTAGGTAGTGACAGCGTGACTCTA